CCGGCCATCACTGAGTACAGGATGCCGTCCGTGTCGACGTGCACCACGCACGCCGAGCGCAACGCGCGCTGAGCGGCAGGACGCAATGCAGCAATGGGCTCCGAGAGGGGCCCTTTTTTGTGTACATGGGAGGTGGCCGGTGGGAATCCGACAGAGGGTCATCGACTGGCTGGGGAACGTCATTGGCGACACGGAGGCCGCAGTGGCAGGCACAACGGCAGACGCAGCCGAGGCGTGCGTCTGGATGGAGCAGGCCCGTCAGGTCATGGCGGGCTACGTCATCTCGGCGCTGCAGCTCTGCGACGTCCGCTTCTACGGCCAGGACGGGGAGCCAGACGCGTCGGCAGACGGCGCGTGGCTGTGGAACGTCTCGCCGAACCCCAACCAGTCGAGGTCGGAGATGATGGCCGACCTGCTGGGGCGGCTGCTCGTGGACGACGGCCGCGCGGTCGTGGTACCCGTGCGGCGCGGCTCGCAGACGTCCATCTACGTGGCCGACGGGGGCGTTGAGCCGGAGGTTCGGCCAGGCATGCCCGCGCTGTACAGGAACCTCTCCGTGGAGGGGTCGAGCGAGGTCGTGGGACGGCCCCTCGAGTCCGGCGACGTCTACGCCTTCGACATGAGGGGCGTCGGCGGGGGCTGGCGCGCCCTCCAGAGGAGGTCCGACGATGCCTACGACAGGCTCGCGGCGGCCGTCATCGGCTCCACGAGGGACCGGATGGGCCGCAAGTGGCTCATGTACCTCGACAGGCCGCCCACCGGCACCAGGGAGCAGCAGGAGGCCATCGAGCAGCAGCTCAAGACCGCCACGCGGGAGTTCGTCCGCTCGAACGACGGCATCATGCCGCTATACAAGGGCCAGTCCATGGAGCGCGCCTCGGCAGACGTGGCCAAGACCGCCGGCCAGGCCACGCAGGACGTGACAAGCATCCGCCGGGACATGTACTCGGTGGTGGCCGCGTGCATGCACATGCCCGCGTCGCTCCTCGAGGGCAACGTCAACAACTTCGAGTCGACGATGGGGGCCTTCCTCACCTTCGGCGTGGACCCAATCGCGCGGATGCTCTCGGAGGAGATCACGCGCAAGACGTACACGCGCGCCGAGTGGGCGCGCGGCGCCCGCGCGATGGTCGACACGACCCACATCCGGCACGTCGACATCTTCCAGGTGGCGGACGCAGCCGCGAAGCTCGTCGGCGCGACGGTCGACAACCCCAACGAGATACGGCGATTCACCGGCCAGGACCCCATCCCGGAGCCCTGGGCTGACGAATACCAGCGGACGAAGAACAACGAGTCTGCGGCGGGGGGTGAAACGAATGGAAATGACTAGAGATAAGGCCCCGCGCGTCATGCAGCTCACGACCGACGTGAGGTCAACCACGGCGCAGATGACCATCTACGGAGACATTGCCCAGACCGATTGGCTCGCCATCTTCATGGGCGATGACGGGGAGGGCACCACCACCAACGCGCTGGACGTGTCCAAGGCCATCGCGTCGCTCCCGGCAGAGGTCACCGACATTGAGGTGCACATCAACTCCTACGGCGGAGACGTGGCCGAGGGCGTAGCCATCTACAACGCCCTGCGCCAGAGCGGCAAGCACGTGACCACCGTGTGCGACGGCTTTGCGTGCTCTATCGCGTCCGTCATCTTTATGGCAGGCGAGCGCCGCGTCATGAATCCTGCGTCTTTGCTGATGCTGCACGAGCCGAGTTTCCCCAACGCTGGCGGAAACGCCAAGCAGCTCCGCAAGCAGGCCGACGATCTGGACGTAATCGCCCAGCTGAGCAAGACCGCGTACCTCGCGCCCGGCGGAATCAATGCCGACGAGCTGGATGCCGTCATGGCGGCGGAGACGTGGGTTTCCCCCGAGCAGGCAGTCGAGTGGAAGCTCGCGACGGAAATCGCCGACGATGCCGACGATGACGAGCCCACGCAGAGCGCCCGCGAGTCTGTGGCCCTCGCGCTCATGTGCAAGGGCGAGCAGAGTCCGCAGCAGGCCGCGCCCGTCGTGGACGTGGACGCCATCGCGCAGCGCGTGGTGGAGCTGATGGACGAGCGCGCCGAGCAGGCGAGCGCCGCCCAGCCCGCGCAGAGCGCCGAGCAAGCGCCAGAGCCTACCACCGAAACCGCGCCCACACTGCCCGAGGGCGGCTATGCGCGCTATTCGGCAATCGCAAACAACCAGTAAGGAGAATCAATGCCTATCAATCTCAACGACACCTCCAAGAAGGCCGTTCAGGCGCTGTCCGCAGCCTTCCGCGATGGCGATGATGCCAAGGTCGAGCAGGCCGTCGCTGGCCTTCGCGACTCCATCGCAGCAGACGTGGCTGAGCAGTACCGCGACGCAATCGCGGCAAACGACTCGCGCGTCCTCGCACAGCGTGGCTTCCGCCAGCTGACCTCCGCAGAGACCGCTTACTACAACGGGGTCATTGACGCGCTGTCATCCAACAACCCAAAGCAGGCGCTGACAGACTTTGCCGCGATGCCCGACAAGGCCATGCCGACCACGGTTTTCGAGCAGGTCATGAAGGATATCCAGCTCACCCACCCGCTGCTCGCGGCCATCCCCGTCGTTACCACGGGCTATATCACCGAGTGGGTGAAGAACAAGCACTCCGAGCAGCTTGCGGCGTGGGGCGCTGTCGGTGACGCAATCACCAAGGAGATCACGTCTGCCTTCGAGGTCATCGATATCAAGCAGTCCAAGCTGTCCTGCTTTGCCGTCGTGTCCCTTGACATGCTGAAGCTTGGCCCCGTGTGGATGGACGGCTATGTCCGCGCAGTTCTCGGCGAGGCCATGGCTTGCGGCCTTGAGCACGGCATCATCGACGGCATGGGTGCGAAGGGCGAGCCAATTGGCCTTGACCGCGATATCCACAATGGCGTCTCCGTCAACACCTCCACCGGCTACCCCAAGAAGACTGCCGTCAAGGTGACCGACTTCACCCCCGCCACGTACGGCGGGCTCGTCGCGCAGCTCGCGAAGACTGAAGCGGGCAAGCAGAAGGCAATTGATTTCCGCGCCGACGGCAGCAACCTCGTCCTCATTTGCTCGCCCACCGACTACCTTACGAAGGTCATGCCCGCCACGACCGTCCAGAACGTGAACGGCGTGTACGTGAACGACCTGCTCCCGCTCCCGACCAACGTCATCACCTCCACCGCCGTGGCCGACGGTACCGCGATTCTCGCACTTGCAAACGAATACGGCCTGTTCGTGGCTGGCTCTCGCGGCATCGAGTACAGCGACGAGTTCCAGTTCACGGCGGACACCCGCACATTCAAGCAGGTGTCCTACGCCTTCGGTCGCGCCGAGGACAACAACTCCTCCATCCTGCTCGACATCAGCGGCCTTGAGCCTGCTTACGTCAACGTCAAGGTGAAGGGCACCGTGACCACCAAGGCTAGCGCCTAGCAGCGGGGGAGTGGCAGCGCATGGCCGATAAATCGTCGCTTGCGGCTGTGCGCCGCAAGCTCAACGTGACCTGGGAGGACGCCGCCACCGAAGCTCGAATCGCCGACGTGGAGGCGTCCGTATCGCCCGCCCTCGCGGCGCGGCTGGGGTACCCCGCCGACCACGCCTTCTCCGTGGCCGACGGCCCGGCGTGGCCGCTCTACCTCAACGCGTGCCTGTACGAGTGGAGCGACGCCCTCGACGACTTCTGGGCAAACTACGCGCAGGAGCTCTCGTGCGCGCGCGCCCTCGTGACCGCGCCCACGGCGCAGGACGGGGGCGGCGATGGCCCTCAAGGCTAAGGCGTCCGTCTTCGCGCCCACCGACGGGGTCCTCTCCGTCCTCAGGCGCGGGGACGCGTGGCGCGTGCGCGGCGCCGACTGGTCGAGCCCCGGCTCCTACGAGCTGGTGGCCACGGCGCCCTTCGCAAGCTCGCAGCTCAGGCAGGTAGACGCCGCGACGCTCGGAGACTCGGCGTCCGGCGTGACGCGCAAGGTGCGAGTGCAGCTACCCCCCGGCGTGTCCACCACCGACTGCGTGGCCATAGGCGGCGCGGTCTTCGACGTGACGAGGCTCGACCGGGACGGCAGGATCTCGTGGCTCTACCTCTCGGAGCTGTCCTCGGACGGCACGCTCGACCTGATCACGGGCGGGGTGTCCTACGACGCCCTCGGCCTTCCGGTGCGCTCCCCGTCGGGGGTGACCGTCAGGTACCGGGTCGCGTCGTGGGGGCGCTCCGAAGGTGACGCGCCCATGCCGTCGGCGTCGGTGCGCGTGCGCGCGCTCGACTGGCACGGCGAGAGGGAGCTTCGCATAGGCGGGGAGGCCTACGCGGTGACCGG